AATACGAAATCCTGATACTGGAAGATGCATCAAGATTAAACCTAAATCTAAAGATTGTCCATCAGGAAAGGAGCTTAACCCTAAGACAGGTAGATGTATAAATAAATGTAAAGAAGGTGAAGTACGTAACCCAGAAACAGGTAAATGTATTAAAATAAAAAAAGTCTCGCCTAAAATCTCACCTAAACTCTCACCTAAAATCTCACCTAAACTCTCACCTAAACTCTCACCTAAAGTCTCGCCTAAAATCTCACCTAAAATCTCACCTAAACTCTCACCTAAACTCTCACCTAAAGTCTCGCCTAAAATCTCACCTAAACTCTCACCTAAAGTCTCGCCTAAAATCTCACCTGACTCGTCAAAATCCTCATCTAAAGTCTCGCAATTAAATGGATTGTATTATCCTGATATTAATGATAGCAAATTTGCGGAAAAAATAGCAAGTAATAATCAATTCAATATACATAAAATTAGTAACTTTCCCACAATTAATAATATTGAAGAATTCAATAAAATGTCTAATAAATTATGCGGAAAATTAGAATTGTCTATGTTTCAATATTTTATAAGCCAGTATTTATCTAATCGCACACCATATAGAAGTATATTGTTATATCATGGAGTCGGAGTTGGAAAAACATGTTCTTCTATTACAGTTGCGGAATTAATTTTATCGGCAAAGACAATGGATATCTCAGAGCCTACAGTATGGGTTATTATGCCTAAATCTTTAAAACAGAATTTCAAAAGAGAATTATTTAAAATAGAATCCAAGTCTTTTAAAGATTTGAATAACCAATGTACTGGAGATAATTACATAAAATTATTAAACATTGATGAAAAAACATACAATGATAATTTTAATATATCTGAGAATTTTAAAGAAAATCTAAATAAAAATTTGAAAGATACATTGAATAAAAGATACAGGTTATTTACATATGATGATTTTTCCAAGTATATTTCAGAAAAATACAAAGATAAGGTAGTAGAAAACAAGGTAATAATTATAGACGAAGCTCATAACATTAGAAGTACAAATAATAAGGACAAGGATTCCTATTTAAAAATTAAAGAGACTTTGAAGAACGGAATAAATAATAGATTAGTATTATTATCTGCTACCCCGATGTACAATGAGTCGCGAGATATATTAGATCTGTTTAATTTAATGTTGATTAACGACAAGCGCCATGATATTTTAAGTAAATATAAAAATGTTTTCAATAATACTATTAAATTAAAATTAGACGATGATGTTATTGGGTTAATAAAAAAACTATCGTCTAATTATATATCATATCTAAAGGGAAAGAATCCATTTACCTTTGCTCTGAAATTAAAACCATCTATGAGCGGAATAAAGATCTTAGAAAAAGTCCCGACTAAAGACCCTTCGAATAAAAATATACCAAAGGCCGAACTATCATGGTTAAAAAATATAAAGGACGATATAATTACTTCTAAATTAGGTATCGCACAAAAAAATAAAATAGAAGAGCTGGGGTTTAAAAACATTAGAAATATCACAGTTGATGCTGAGAATTCTGATACTGAAGAATTTATCGAAGATACCAACGGTAATGAAAATAAAAATAATAATATGGGGCTATCACAAGCCATGAATATAGTATACGATGATAGCATGGGAGAGAAAGGGTTCTATACATTTTTCACGAAAACTACACAGCAGGATCCTATAAATGTTAAATATAATACTCAATATCAAAATGCTCTATATCCAGATGAAGAACATTTGGGTAAATATTCTGGAAAATTTTTGAATATGTGCAATTTTATAAGAAAATCGAAAGGTATTGTAATTATATATTCTAAATATTTGTGGGCCGGAATAATACCGTTTGCGGTTTGCTTAGAACATTTGGGATATACAAGATACGGAGCTAATAATATATTGCAAAACCCCGAAATTGTAAAAGACCTGCCTGTATACGATGGAGTAAAGCGACCAAAATACTGTATATTAACAAGTGATAAAAAAGAGATTATGGGCAGTACATCTATTGATAATTTGATAAAAGTAATAAATAATGATAATAATATAAAAGGGGCTAATATAAAAGTGATATTAATAACTCCTGTTGCGAGTGAAGGCCTGAGTTTTTATAATGCTCGCGAAATACATCTCATAGAACCATGGTATCATTTTAATAGACCCGAGCAAATTATAGGGCGCGGAATTAGAAATTGCAGACATCAAAAATTACCCTTTGAAGAAAGGAATGTAACAGTATTTATGCATGCAAGTACCGACGATGATACAATGAGAGAAACTTTAGATATTCATGCTTTAAGAATTTCTACGAGAAAGTTAATTGAAAGTAAAAATATAGACAATATAATATCAAATAATGCTCTTGATTGTGCTCTCATGAAAAACATAAATTATTTTCCGAAGTCAATATTTAAATTAGGAGTAGTTGATATAGAAACTTCGCGAGGAGAGCGTATAAAATATGAAATTGGTGATGACTCTAATATTGAACCTACGTGTTCCCAAAATATAAAGGTTGATAAATCGGGATATAGAAGCGAAATATATAAACATTTATTGAAGAAGGGGAGAAGCGAGATTAAGAATCAATTGGAGAAATATATTGAAGATAAGATATTTTATGTTACATTAGAAAAATTAATTAAAGATGTTGATTTAGAAGAAGACATTATATTGTATACTATATATAAGTCTATTAAACCGCTGGTGCTTGTAAATAATTACTATATTACTCCTTATAAAAACGGCATTAAGCTAAATAAGATAGATGATACGAATTATTCGAGCCGAATTAAAATTATAATTAACGAAGATAAAATTATAGAGTCTAATGTAAGCAAATCGCGCAATAATATAGATGATATTATGAAACTAATAAGCGTTGATTTTGGTAATATTATCAAGACGACTATTTCTTTATATTTATTAGATAACAATTTATTGCTAATTCTAATTAATTATATATTACATAATTGCAATGATATAAAAGACAGAAGTATACTATATGTTGCCGATTGCTTATATAAACAAGGGCTTTTAATAAAAAAAACGGAAATACCTTCTTATAAGTACAACGATAATAATTATATAGGATATTATAACATATACAATACTGAAAATCGTAATGTACAAGATGATATAGATGGTGGAGATGTTACATTGTATAATAAGGTTAAGAAGATAGAAAAGGTAGGAATAACAGAAACGGAATTAAAAGAACTCAAAAAAAATAGATATAAGATGCCGCCAATTCCTAAAAATATGGAGTTGGAGAAAATGCCCTACGGTATTATACTTCCTGAGGAGAATAAGAAAACCAAAAAATTTAAGAATATTCTAAAGATATTTTCGACAGATACTGATAAGGGTAGGGGAAGAACATGTTCTGTGTGGAATATTTCAGAATTAGATAAATTTATTAATCAAATTGATAATAGTAAAATAAAAATGAAAAATAAGGATAAATTATGCTCTCATATAGCCGAACAATTAATGGATAAGAATAGATTGATATTACTACCTGTTTACAAACCGGTAATTAAACCTTTGAAGATTTAAAATGAGACAAAACTTAATTTATTTTCATTAGGTAATTATAATGAAGCATAAAACAGAAGATTATAAATTATCAGCAGTTATAAATTGAACCTTCTAAAATATTTAATATCCTAATAATTGTAATATTTCACAGCATTTAGAATTAGATTTATTTTTGGTACATTTAATATCAATTAAACAATCATTAATTATTAAATCTGCATCTGATGGAATATTATATTTATCAACAGGAGGTTTTAATTTACCACCAAATACTGGATTTAATTTTATAAGTTCCTTATTTTCTATTATATTTTTACATAATATTATTAATGGTGTGTATAAATCAAACATATTATATTTTAATATATCTAACATTTTATTAACATTATCTTGATTTGGACATACACCGAATGCTTCTCCGTGTGATAATGATGTAATAAAAATATTATTAATTATATCTTGAGTTTTATATAGAAACCTATTTAGTAGATGAATTTAGAACAAGTTCTAAATGTTGTAATTGTGAAGGAGGAGATTGTGAAAAGTTTATGATAAGAGAAAATCCTAAACCTTGGAAAAATAACTATGCTTTAGTACATGGTCTATTGCTCTGTAAAAGCGGTTGTGGATTATGGAATAGAGATACAAATGATGCATATAAATAATATAGAAAGACCTATGTATTTAAGTAGAAGCAAAAAATCAGGTACATTACACGATGTACCATAACCAAAATTTACAAGCTTTGAAATAAGCAAACCTTGAAGTATATGAAATTAAATTTTATATTTTTTATAAAGTTTTGTCTCATTTTAAATCTTCAAGGGTGTAAATCGTAATAGTTCCTACAGTTTCTTTATTTTTATTAAATATAAATTCTTTATCATTATAAATAACACATTTATCAAATAAGAAGGATATAAATATCGCAATAGATTTATTAACGCGTTCATTAACTATCCCAGACATTATCTCGGAACTTTTGGTAATACCAAACACTTTTGAAAATTCATTTGATGTTATTAATGCAATAAGCTTTTCTTTAACATCGCTTTTATAAATGTCGCACGTTAAAGATTCTGCTAGTATAGTATCTATTGGATTTGGTTTTTTAACATTCTTTTTAGTTTCTTTAATAGGATTTAATTGTTTCGCCATTGTAGGTACTGTAAATACCTCGACATTGTTCGGATTATCATTAATGATTTTAATAGGAGATACTTTTAATACTTTCGGAATTTTATTTATTCTAGGTATATCAGTAGGAACTGTATGTTCCGAAGGAATAGAGTGTACATCGTTAGATATCGGAGATATCTCAGATAATTTATGTGCATTTTTAAAGGTAGGTAATGTGCTAATTGGTTTATCGTATTGACTAAATTTTTTATATAGATGTTCGTCGCTATTCTTCCAAATTAAGTTTTTCCTATCAGATAGAGAAGGGAGTTTATTCGCCAATACATTAATCATTTAATATATATATACATTAAATATTTTATATATCATTTTTTACTTACGTTATAATGTAGTCTTCGTATTTTAATTCATTTTCTAATACATTAACTTGTATTATATTCTGTTTCATAAACTTCTTTTTTAATAAATAAAATTTCATACTCGAAGAAAATTTTTGTCGTAAACTATTATCGACTATATCAGTTTCTAATTTTTTATCATTGGTATCAATATCTTTCGAAGTACTACTATCATTAAGCAAGCTCTTCATTAATTCATATTTAGTAATTTCATTTTGCGACTTAATGCAAAAAGATATATAATTGTTAATTTTATTTAAAGTTTCATCGTTTAGCCAATTCAAATTTATAAATACACCATTGTTGTTTTTCGTATAATTCTCGCCAGTATCTAATATAATTTTAAACAACTCTATAATTTCAATATTAGTAAGTTTACTTACATTATTTTGTATATTTTTACATAAATCTTTTTTATTCATAATTATTATACGTATTAATATAATAATCTATTTATATAGTTAAAACTCATCAAACTCTGATCCTCCGTTAAACTCTTCATCGACTTCTTCATCATATTCAGATTCTTCCAAGTCTTCTTCATCTTCTTCATCATTCTCTTCATCATCATCTTCTTCATCGAATACAGAAGTACCTATAATCTTACCTCCTTTGCTATTTTCATTCAACAATTTATAAGAATTTAATTCGTCATCTTCATCTTCTTCTTCGTTAAATTCAATACCGTCATATACCGACTCATCTAATTCAGAATCTTCTTCTTCGTCAATTGAAATGTCATCTTCATCAATTTCCACAACATCTATTACATTATCCTTATCTTTAATAATTTTACCTATGATAGAAATCATCTTATCATATAAGGTAAATTTTTTACCACATACTTTTACATTTACAATATCGCCGATATTAATATTATCAATATTAACCTCAGATTGAATTCCTGAAGTAATTTTAGGAATACAAACTTCCAAAATAGCCATGTCTTCGTACATTCCGATAGCTCTTAGGCCCAAATTATTTTTGGCTATAATTTCGCATTTAATAACAGAATCTTGCGAAGGATTACATATTTCGGCGATACAACTTATATCAAAGGCAACATTGCCATTCAAATGAGATTCTTTAAAATACCCAGCCGACCGCTTGATAATCTTAATAGTATCTTTTTTAATATAACCGTGTTTACTACAACAATTTTCCAAGGTATTTTTAACTTTATTAATAATAGTTCTATCAAAATCTCTTGTTAATTCATTTGGAACAAGAATAATAGTAGTATTAAACTTGATAGGCATAAACATTTTGCTAGTCATTCTATATATATGTTATTAATCTATATGAATATATCATTTTTTTATTTATATAGTAAAAATTGATATATAAAATCTATAATATCTATATTTATTAGAGAATAGATATTATGGAAATATTTAAAGACGATAAAATATTTTCGTACATTGATAAACATAATTTATTAGTAAAAGAGAATAATGCAGAATGCATTATTAAGTTACTGGGATCAGGAGATTGGACAGAGAATGAATATAATAATTTTATAAATATCATGAAGGCCGAAGATTACAATGAACAGATAGAAAAACATAATTTGCAAATATTTTGTGAAGATAATCTTATGGAGGTAACCGGAGATACAAATATTATAAAATATTCATCCAATCCCTCGTATGTAAAAACCGATTTATCAATGAATAAATATAGGGTATTGGCTAAAGATGAATATGATGAATTATTTAATTCCAAATTACTATTTTTAACAACAGCCAAACAAGCAATTGCTAAGGAAAATGCTCCCACAAATTGGAAGGATATGCGGAAATTCTTTAAGATAAATAAAAGAATAGTATATACGGATGCTAAGACCAATATCAGATATATTGTTAACGTATGCAAATGCAATAAATACGAGCTATATGAAGCCGAAGACAAGGATCTATTTTATAATATAAATAGTGCGAGAATCATAAAATCTTCGCATAAATACGAGTTCTATATTGATATAACAAATGCATCTAAAGATATTGTATTACAATCAATTATAAAAATGGAACAGACGCTATATCTATTACCTCTAATAATATCAAAAACACAGCAAGGTGATATTATTAAAAAATATTCGGACCTTGTATCAAAGGATATTTATAGATATAATAGATATAATAAAAACCCTCCTCTGTTAACTCCTAAACCAGTTACTTTAGAGAAAAAATATATTGTAGAACCCGACGATTATACAAATATCAGTATATTAACAGAATACACTGTTACTGAAAAGGCAGATGGCGAGAGATTGTTGATGTTTATTGATAATGTCGGAAAAGTATATTTAATCAACAATACCTATATGGTTATTGATACAGGCTTAGAATCCACTAAAGATTTGTATAATTCGTTGATTGATGGTGAATATATATCATGCGTTAACAGACTCGATAATTCATCCGTAGGATTATTTGCAGCATTTGATATGTATTACTATGGTGGAGAAAAGATAACTAATCTTCCTCTTATAGATAATGATATCAAGGAAAATACAAGATATAAGTATTTAAAAAATACCGAGAAATATATAAAACAGAAATCTTCAAATATTTCTATCGATTATTCTGTAAAAGAGCATAGATATACTGATAATATCTTGGGTGATTGCGATGATATTCTAAATAATGATAAAAAATACCCTTATAGTATTGACGGTCTCATATTTACGCCAGCTAAATTAGCATTATATTCGCATTACGGTAATAAACCAGTGCAAATAACAGATAATGTAAAATGGGACAAGGTATTTAAATGGAAGCCTCCCGAACAGAATACTATAGACTTCATGGCTAAATTTGGAAATATTGTTTCAATAGAAGGTATTAAATATAGAGAGATTCATCTGTATGTTGGTTGCAACCCAAAGCAATCGGATAATTATACTATAGACAATGCATTGAAGGAGATATACAATAATGAATATAGAAAAATTATGAGAGAAAAAAATAGGAGCTATATTCTGAAATTGTTTAAGCCTAATATATATTACTCTGACGGAGTAGAGAAATCTTATGTAAGATTGGATTCTAAATTGGAAGCAAGATGTGAGAGTGGCGAACTAATAGACGGAGATAAAATCGTCGAATTCAGATATATATTGGATGACACTATTCATCAGTCGATGCGCTGGATACCTATGCGAATTCGCGAGGATAAAACTAGAATATTTAATACCGGAGAATTATCTAAAACAGCCAATGATAATTCTGTAGCTATTAATATATGGAGTACTATTCACAATCCTGTAACAGAGAGTATTATTAGAGGCAAGGCCCCTATAAAGAAAATGGATTTGGAGAATGATCTTCTGCAAACAAATGATATATATTACTCTCGTAATATTCCGAGAGACGAGCTATTATCATATCACATGCAACAGTTTCATAACATAGGGATCAAGAATATGTTGTATTCAAAACCTAAAAACAAGGATAATTTATTGGAATTGGCTTGTGGCGAAGGAGGTGATATGAATAGATGGATTGATAACTCATATAGATTTGTGTTAGGAATAGATTATGTTAAAAATAATATATATAACCCGCGGTCTGGAGCATATAGTCGTCTAATATCTTCGAGAGAGAAATTCTTCAGAGATAGGGAAAATATAATAAACAAGGTAATATTTCCCAATATAGTTTATGTTGCCGGTGATTGTGGCAAATCAATAATTAACGGCGAATGCTCTTCTTCTATCAACGACACCGATAGCTTTAATACATTAAAGGTTGTTCTAAATAAGAAATCTGGGAATATAATGGAGCATTATAAGAAAGTAGCCTCAAAAGGCGCATATGGCTTTGATGTATGTTCGTGTATGTTTGCTATTCACTATTTCTTCGAAAGCGAGGAAAAGATAAATGGTTTCCTTAAAAATGTAAATTTGATGCTTAAGAAGGGTGGTATATTTATGTGTACTTTTATGGACGGCAAAAGTGTAGTTGATGCTATCCGCAATAATGGAGGAGATATGATAGAAGGCCGTAAGGTCATTGATAAAGGCAAGGGAATCCCATTGTGGAGTATCATAAGAAGATATGATATAGATTCTGAGATCGACTATAATAAAAAGGTCGATGTTTTGATAGAGGCTACTAAGAAATTCATTCCTGAATTCATTGTAAATTTCGATATTCTTGTTAAGAAATGCAAGGAGTATAATTTGGAATTAGTAGATAGCGAGCTTTTCTCACAGCAATTTAATAAAATCAAGAGTGAAATACCACAAAACGATAATGAAAAAACGAATCTTCACAAAATTATAATGAAATTAGATGAAGACGAAGAACTCAAAACATTTAGCTTCTTTAATCGTTGGTGCATATTTAAGAAATTATAATAACTTAAAATATTACTTCGTATATTACTCAATATTTATTTTTATATTTATAATTAAGATGATATTATTTTATAGCTCTAATTGTTCACATAGCAAAATGTTATTGGAAAATGTAAATAGATATGATAAAAACAAAACTATAAAACTCGTGCCTATCGAAGAATTAAAAAAACAGTATATAAATATAGAAAGTAAAATACGGTCAGTCCCTGCATTTATGATATTGCCGAGCAAAGAATTGTTATTTGGTAAAGATGTTTTTGACTACCTGCTATTGCCCGGACGAGGAATATTGTGTGGAGTTCAAAATACGAGATTAGATAAGAATATAGTAGATAATCCTAATGCTATAAACAATAATATAAAACTAAGCGAGTCAAATAATAACGACCCTTTAGCCTTTGCTTTAAATTGTAATAAATTATCTGATAATTTTTCTGCAATTGAAGATGACGATACTGCAATTCGCGATGATAAAAATTATGGCTGGGATTTTATATCCAATGATAAAAATATTAGTGATGGAATATCAAATGTAAGCATAAATTATGAAGATGTAGGTAAAAAATCTAAAATGCCTTCAATTGAAGAACTTATGAAAGAGAGAAATAGTGTAAATTTACAATAAAATAAATAAATATATATAAGGAATAATAAATATATTTTATTATAGAGTTTATAATGTCTAATCAATTTGTATTTAATCAGTATTATATTGACTTTGTAAAAAGAATAAAACAGGCTTCGAGAAAAATGAAGGAAGATAATAGCGATGATGGAGAGCGCGAAGAAGGAGTCGAGAGCAAATATAATGCCGAAGATTATTCATTTGCAAAGAAGATACTTAAGGGCATCAAGGCTAATTACATAACTTTTGATAAATCTTCTGACGAATACATTAAATATATCAATTCTCTTCCTGAAACTTTCTGGACTTCTTATATTGAAGCAGAGGAAGGTAAATTGGACGAATGGTTTGATAAGGAAGATATAAAAGACGTGGAATTATTTACTGGTATAAGTATATCTATGATAAAACGCGTTATTAATGATAAATTCTTGATTCATCATTTCCTAACCGTTTTTTATTTGTTTAAAGACGAATTATCCGATGATGATGTTAAGAAATATATTAAGGTCTTCCAGTCATCAACTGAAGAAGATTTGATAAACGAGATTACTAATGAGAAACACAAGGATTTGATAAAGAGATTGAATCAATTGAAAACTAAAAATATCAAGGAGAAGACGAATTTAAATATGGCTGGTATGGAAGATACTATGTTGGGAAAACTCGCTAAAGAAATAATGGAGGATGTAGATATAGATAAATTGCAGAAGTCAATAGGCGAAAATGGAGATATCCTCAAGGCAATTGGTGACCCAGACAGTGGCTTTGGAGACTTGATATCGAATGTTAGTAGAAAAATGGCTACTAAAATTTCAAATGGTGAATTGAAACAAGAGGGGTTGCTTCAAGATGCTATGAAATTTGCTTCTGTTATGCCCGGACTATTTGGACCCGGAGTGGGTGGTGCTGGTGGCGGAGGAGGCGGTGGCGGAGGAGGCGGTGGAGGATCTAAGAATCAGCCTGATATGTCCTCGATGATGAAGATGATGAGTGCAATGATGAGTAATAAAGAGGGTATGGATGCTTTTAGTAATATGATTAATCCTAAGGGAGGTAAACAGAAAGATACTCGTACTACTATTAATAAAAATGCTCTTAAAAAAAGTGTAACTATAAATAGATTAAAATCTAAGTTAGATAAAAGAAATAAAGAAACTGAATAAAAATAATATACATATTAGAATAAGAATAAATAATGTTTTGGTTAGATAATTTTAATATATTATTATTCAACCCTATATTATACCCAAATATTAATATGACTTTAGATGAAAAATTGAATGCTATAGTAAGATTAATATTATTTATTGGAATAATTGCAACTTTGATATTTAATGATTCACGATATATATTATTTGTATTTATAATTATGATTGTTTCAATATTAATATACAATTATCAATTAGAAAAAAATAGTAAAATTGAGAAATTTCTAAATTCGAATGAATTAGATATTATTAATAATGAGTTATGCTCTAAGCCAACTCGCGATAATCCTTTTATGAACCCTAATTTGATGGACAATAAAAAGGATTATAAATCGTGTCCTATAGAAAATAATAAGATAATGGATGCTGTTAATTTGAATTTTGAAGAAAGAGTATTCAGAGAAACAGATGATATTTATAACAAGTCTTCTTTGAGTAGACAATTTTATACAATGCCATCAACGTCCATACCTAGTGATAGAGAAAGGTTAACTGAATGGCTATATGAACGTGGTCCATCTTGCAAAGAAAATAATGGCGAACAGTGCTATAATAATTTATATAACAATATTCAAAATACTGCGCATTTTTAGATAATTGCTCTCTTTTTTTCATTTCTTCGAATAATCAAAGAATCAAAGATATCTCTCAGAATATATAAATAATAAAATAGTTAGATAAAATAATGATTAAAAAAACTACTATTAAATTGGATATAGAGATAAATGAAGATAATACTTCGATAAAAGAGGTAGAGTATAAGGATTATTCTAAGAATACAGATAATGAAGAGGATTTATTAACATATAAAAGTGTTATTAAATATGACTCTGATGGGAAAAAGTGCTACAATTCAGAAACATTTAATAAACTAAAGATATCCGAGGATATTGTAGATGAAATTATAGGTAACAGCAGTAATAAAGAGGACTGGAAGATATTAGAATATAAGAATCACAATCTTGAAAAGGATTATACCAAATTGTATGATAATATCAAATTAGATGTAAATTATGATATTATAAATAAAATAGAAGATAAAAAATATTTAGTGCATAAATAAATTATATTTATATTATTAAAATATAGATAATGAATAATAATATGTTTGATAATAATACTAATATATGCTCGGATGATTGTTGGAAAAGTGCTAAAGATTTGCATAACAATAAAATAGAAGACTATAATATATATCCCAATAATTTGGTAGATTGTCTTAGCCCATATGTAAGAATGCCTGAACTATATTTAAATCATCCTAATCTCAGAGGTCGTCCTGGATATGGCTTAGCCGACAATTGTCTAATTGATAAATATTCGATGCTAAGAAACAATCCATTATCAATGACACAAGATAGATGCAAGATTCAATTAAATAACAGAATTTTCACATCTGGTCCTAATTTAAGATGTGGTAAGACTGATATAGATAAGGAACTTGAATTAATAGAAGGGAGCGATACTAATAATGTAAAATGCAAGAAACAGATCATGGAAGAAGAAATGAATAACTTTATGCCCTTATTAGATTGTGTTAAAGATATACAAAATCCTGAAAACATTGTACCTAAATGGGTTAACGGCGGCGAAGATACTCGTTCTTATATTCATAGAACAGAATTTAATAAAAATTGTAACTGGATAGACAGAAATAAAAACTTTTCTTTATAATATATAAGAGAGTAGATGAGTTTTAATAGAACGACGTATGATAATTGTTCCTATAAACAAGAATTGCAAGATAATGTAAGTACACTAAGTTATTTATTATCACCTTACAGATATGAACACGAAAATAAATGCAGACATCAACTGGGGTTTGTAGGAGGAACTGTTGTTTCACATATACAAGGTAATCTCGTCGATTTAGATAGTGAATTAAGAGGACAGACAAGAATAATATCTAAATGCGGAACTAACCAATATGTTCCAACGGATGATGGTATTATTAAAAATGATAAGACACAACCCATCGATACAACAATGATGCATTTACCGGCATGCCAATCCATTATGTACAGAGAAGTTCCTATGCCTCCAAAAATAAACTATCAGAAATGCGTGTAAATACAATTGCGCAATTTGCTATTTTTATTTTTAACATAAATTACCTATATAATTTACTATAAAATACCATAATATATACACAGGACCTAATAAGAAGGCTATTACAGCAAATAGAATTCTATAAAATATGTTCTTTATAGTGCCTTTCCATGTACATTTAAAAGACAAATAAGCGGCTATAGCGGATATGATAAATGTAATCATATATAATATTGCGACAAAGATTTTATCGACGAGATTCCATTTATAATAGAAATCTGGATTAAATCCGAATAAATATAAGTATATTCTTTCTATGGATGTATAACTGTGTATTATCTCATTATCGTCTTCTGAAAACCCTTCTTCTTTTTTAAATAAAAAATACGGGGATGATAAAATTAATATCATATCTATTTATTTACGTATAAAATAATATATTATTTTATTAGATATGAATCAATATATAGATACAAGATTGAACTATGATAGTTGCAGCTATAAAGAAAAATTAAAAAGAAGTGTAGGTCCTGGATTATACCAGTTAGATGTACCAAACAATGATTGTAATAACTGTTATAGAGATATACCAGCCGATCCCACATTAAGATATCAACAATATGGATATAATACATGTAGTATGATAAAAGCCATAGATGATTCAAATGAGTTACTTAGATTAAATTATAAAAATACAAAGTGTAATGATAAAGATTATATGCCAGGAAAATACAATAAGACTGGATGCAATATAAAAGGAGAAACCGACGCAAGACAATGTATGATACCGAGAGAAGACACTCGATTATCTAATCCTCCTTGTACTTTAAAGGAAACTGGGATAAATAGATGGGAGTGGATATGTTACGATCCGCAAGATAGAGCGATAGAAGAATTTGATAGAATACCTGTTAATTATAGAATGGTTTCCAAGGATAACCATGTTCCGTGTATTGATCAACCACAAGACCAATCTATATTTTTTCCTAATAGCAAGATCGATACTAATAATTTAGATTCGTGGAATAAATGCAATCAGAATAAATTATATATGCCCGGAAATCCAGAAGGTTCTATGTACCAGGGAGTATCTTGTAAAAATTATTAAATATATGAAATGTATATATTTTGTTGTATTTTTTATCCTTTATTCATTAGAGATAATAAATAATGAATATATCATCTAATAATATACCATCGATGAAGAATATATATGATTCTACTTATTGGAATAAAATCAAAGAAGACGAGCAATCAATAAGCAATGATTTATATAAAAAATCCATGAAACCGTATGAAACAGGGGTAGTTTCTAAAAATTCAACATCGGACTCTTTCAAACGTAAATTTTATTCTGAAATAAACAATGAGAATAATGATGGAGAAATGATAGGGGATTATACATATTCTTTGACTGGCGAAAAAGTAAATGTATCTTCTCTATCTCATAATAATATGACCCCTTTTTTAAAGAAGAATGTTACGCAAAATACTAATATCGATCATATGTCTCCTTATCTTGATAATTTGTCTGGTAATAACTGTTTAAAACAGAAGAAGAAGGAGGTGCAATGTATGTTTAAACCCGAGATAAATTCCGGAGGATATATATGCGGAATGAAGAATAATGACGATTTTTATAAATCGAGAATAGATGTCTCTGAAGTATCTAATAACTTTTTCCCTATAGAAAAAATACGCGTGGGCCCCGGATTAAATCAGGGATATGGCAATGAGAGTACCGGTGGTTTTCAACAAGCTGATACTTTGGATTATGCAAAACCTCCGACATTAAATGAATTGAGAAGTAGAATAAATCAAAAACAGACCTATTTCGAGATACCTATTAAGGGTCACTTAAAAGGACCTGATAGAAGAGGAGAAATATCAACAATGACCAAACAGAGACCGGATACTGTATACAAACAGACTGAAGATATGTGGCTTAAAACGACTGGAGCATATTCAAAGAATACTTTAAAATCCGCTCAAAATATTCGTCCGACAGCAAGACAAGAATCGCATATTGAATATACGGGTTCTATAACAAGAAGCGATTTAAATAAAGGAATAAACGACGACTATGGTAAAAGTAAAATAATATTATATAATAATGAGAGAGAGAGCACTGAACAACGTACTGTTGTAACAAACGTAACGAGTATAATAAAAGCTCTCGTCGCTCCTATCGTGGATGTCTTAAAATATACGAACAAAGAGTATACAATAGAATCTGCAAGAGGCGTGGGTAATCCCAGTATTCAAATTCCTTCTAAACAGACATTATATGATCCTGTAAATCATGTTATGAAAACTACTGTGAAGGAAACTACATTACACGATAATGAAGCAGGTAATTTAACGGGTAACAAGGAAACATATACGGCCTACACTGATGCTGCAAAAATCACCGTTAAAGAAACTACTTTACATGATAATGAGAACAGTAATTTAACGGGTAACAAGGAAACATATACGGCATACACTGATACTGCAAAGACTACTATTAAAGAAACCACTTTACATGATAAAGAAGAGGGTAATTTAACGGGTAACAAGGAAACATATACGGCCTACACTGATGCTGCAAAAACAACTGTTAAAGAAACTACATTACACGATAATGATACATGTAATTTAAAGGGTAAAAATGAAACTTATTCGGCTTTGACTGATAATGCAAAAACTACAATTAAAGAAACTACTATACATGATAATGATACAGGTATTTTAACAGGTAACAAGGAAACTTATTCTTCTTTGACTGATTCTGCAAAAACTACTATTAAAGAAACTTTGATACACGATACTGTTATAACAAACGTTAAAGGTAATGATGGTATTTATTTAAAGAACGGAGATGACGCTAAGAAAACTCTGAGACAAACGTTGCCGGTCGAAGATACTGTTAGAAATATTGGCGGCGTTGTATATAAAGTAACATTGTATGATCCTGATATAGTTGCTAAAACGACTACTAAAGAAACTACAATAGTAGGGAAGTCAGAATACGGCTTTATTGGCGGTATGTTGGAAGGAATATTCGGAGGATATTTAAATAAGAATGTAGAGATGAAAAATACTAATAAACAATTTACATCTGATGTAAATGAATTTGGTATAGCAGGTTCTCTAAATGAACACCGACAGACCGATAGAACTGCTGATGAAAATGCAGAAATAGATGGAACGCGAGAGGCTATATTAATGGCTGCCGGACACACACCGAACCCCGGAAATATGAACATAGGTATAGACGCCGAAAATATAGAGATGTATAGTAAAAAACCTATTGAAAATAGTTTTCCAGCAAGAGAGAAGGGAAATGTCGGAATAATATATCAAACTTCTCCTACTTTAGATAATTGCGGAATAACAAAAATTCCTAATAAATCAAATGCATATTCCAATAGATTAGACAGCGATTTATTAGAATCTGTTAATAAAAATGATTTAATGAGAACACAACAGATTAATCCTATAAAATCTGGGTGCAAAATATGATATAAGGATTAAGATGTTATTAGAGTAAAAAAATGAAGATAAACTTTGTAACTTTTGGAAGTCACGGAACATTTATTGATGCAGTTAATAGAATAGTAATGCAGGCTAATAATTTAAATATATTTACAGAAATTAATGGATATACTGCATTAGATTTGCAAGATGATAATTATTTTGTAAGTAAACATGCAGAATTTATTAATAAAAATAGGCGCGGTTTTGGATATTGGTTATGGAAACCCTATTTAATAAAAAAAAATATGGATGCCATGGAAGACGGGGATATACTATTGTATTCTGATAGTGGATGTGAACTGGGTATAGAAAACAGGGAGAAATTGTTGGAATGTTTTGATTTAGTTAAAAAAGAGAAGCTAATGGCTACGCATGTAGCAGGACAGATTGAAATAAAATGGAGTAAGAAGGATTTAATTGAGAAGATTTGCGTAGATGATGAAAAGCATTTAAATAGCTTGCAAAACCAAGCAACTGTTATATTATTGCTGGGTATGCCCAGAAACGAGATATTTAATTAACGAATGGTATGATATATCCTGCGATTACCATAATATAGATGATTCACCATCTATATCAAAAAATTACGAGAGTTTTATAGAACACAGACATGATCAATCTATATTTAGTTTATTGACTAAAAAATATAATATGTTAAGTGATAATATGTTACTCGAAGATGTTATATATATATTTAAAAATCGTGGAGGGACATCTATGCTAAAAAGATGGATAGATAATTATGGAATTTCTGCGAAAAAAAGTATGTATATTCCATTATGAATTGTGAGAAATAGATATAAGAATTAGGTATTATATATAATATGGGAGCAAATCCTCTCATACACATATGCTCTCGTAGCTTAATCGGTTAAAGCGTTGGTCTTATGAGCCAAAGATTGGGAGTTCAAGTCTCCCCGAGAGCATTCTTTATTTTTATGAATTATT